CCATCCTTTTCCCATTGTCGGGTTTTCAGCTTGCCTTCAACATAAACAAGCATTCCTTTAGAAACCCATTTTTCAATGATCTCAGCGAGTTTTCCCCATGCGACAATGTTGTGCCATTCGGTTTGCTCAACTTTTTCACCGGCTTTATTGGTGTAGCTCTCACTTGTTGCAATGGAAAAACTTGCAACGTTTACACCTGAATCAAGGTGCCTGACTTCGGGGTCTTTCCCGAGTCTTCCGATTAACTGTACTTTGTTAAGACTGCTCATAGTTTTTTTGTGTTTTTATTGGTTTCCATTGATAATTACAAATGTTGCATGTCCGTTTTCCGTGTTTTGCCTTATTGTTTCGGCATCCACAAATAGGACACTTGTCTTTAATCCTTTTCATATCTTCATTGTGAATAGGTTAATAATTCCATCCATAACAGACTGCTCAACATCATCCTTTGCTCCGGTGATAGTATTAGCAACTGCACGTTTATCATTGATGATCTGGTATATCCATTCATCAATCGTATTCTTTCCAAGAAAGTAGGTACATTGAACTGAATCAACCTGACCGATACGGTGACATCTATCTTCGCATTGTTCAGAGTCTGCTGGGTGCCATGGAAGTTCCACAAAGGCAACTCTGGAGGCTGCTGTCAAAGTGATTCCGACACCTGCGGCCTTGATTGAACAAAGGATTATCTTTTTGGAAGGATCATTTTGGAAAGCGTCAACATTTCGCTGTCTGGTGTTTCCATCCCTTACACGTTCGTAATTGGTTATCAAGATACTTCCTTCAGGTACAGCTTCGGCCTCTTCCTGATTTTTGATATACTTGATTTCAATTCCAAGTTTGTTACGGGCATCCTTTACAAATTCCTGTTTAACTCCCAAAGGACAAACGATTAAAGCCTTTCCATCTTCAACCTTCAGGATTGACCAACAAATCAAAAGTTGCTGAATTGTTTTACCAAGTCCGAAGCTTTCAAACAATGCCCGGCGACCTCCTTTAATAGCCCAATTGATTGCATCCCTTTGGTGAGGTTTTAACTTCGTGCCATCTTCGAATTGAATTAGTGGAACATCTATCGATAATCCGGTTTCCGGTGCTATTTCAACTTTCTGTTTTAAAAATTCGATGTACTGATTTCTTTTATCCATGAGTTATACTTTAAGTTTTGCTTTACCGTTTGATAATTTTAGTCTGAATCTGAAGTTTGGGTCAGTCCATTCAATGAACTTTAGAAACTCCAATACCTCTTTACTTTCCATTTCAACTAATTCGCCATTTTTAAGCGATTTGAGCCGGTCAGCGTTCGAGATAGGTGTTTGTATGTTTTTGGTTTGTTCTGTCATCAGGTTTAAGTTTTTGTTATAAAAAAACAGGATTAAAGTGTTTGCCTTAATCCTGTTCAGAGTGAATGAAAAAATGATTTTTTAAATCGGTAAATCATCTTCATCATCAACTTCAAATTGATTATCGAATGATCTGGATTCTTCAGGTTTTTTCAATGCTAAAAGCTTTGTTTGCATGGTTCTAATATCCCATGAATCAATAGGCTTTGAAGTGATCATTTCAGCCATTTGAAACATGACCTCTTCTGTGACCGGATTGATAGCGTAAATTGCTGAAGGATTCAAAAGTCTGGTGAACTTTGGTTGCTGACATGTTTCAGGCACATCTACCCGAATAAATGTTGCAACTCCGATACTTTGTTCTGTAACCTTACCGGCCATCTTTGTATGACCGAAAAGTTCAACTACTGCTGTTAATTCAAATTTTTCCATGATTATGATTTATTTTATTTATACAATTTTCCACCACAATACCGGCTTTTTAAGCGGTCAAGAATGTCGCGTTCGTTCATGATTTATAAGATAGCAAATCCGTAATCTATTAATTCATCGTATTCTTCATTAGTCATCTGGTATTCCCAAAAACTTAGCTTTCCTTTGATGTTAGTTATCGGTTTTGCAAACAGTACCGGATTGGCAAGAACCCAGTTCCAAATACATTTATCGCTTTCTTTGTGATAAAAAGTATTGCCTGCAATAACTCCCTCTGATTTTTCGGCCCAAATGCTCTGATGATTGATAACACAGTCAACAATTTCCACTGATCCAATGATAGCACCAACAGGAAGATGATATCCAAATATTTCAGTTTCTTTTCTCGAATTCATTATTGAATTAACTTGCTCTTTAGATAAAAACTGAATTGTTTCTCCGTATTTTATCTTTTTAAGAAGATTCTTAATGCTGGCATGAATTAGAACTCTGCCCCTGAATTTTGTTGGCCAAGTTCTATTTTCAATGTCTTTAATTCCTTCACATATAAGCGAAGCATAAGGCTGTTTTATGGTGATTGTTTTCATGTCAATTCAGGTTTAGTTACTTCCATTCTGATGGGATGGAAGTTGTCTGATTTGTGTTGTAAAACTGTGTGCCATATATGGCCGGTTTCAGCTACTTGTTTACGCTCATTTTCATCCAGTTCAAAACACATGGTAATCTGAACAGATCCTTTTTGACCAATTGGAACTACATAAACTGGCAGCGTTTCATACTCTGGCTGATTTTCAGCAATGCGAAGGTTTACTTCTGGAAATTCAATAGCTTTCATTGGTTCAGGTTTTAGAAAGGTAAGTCATCCTCACCGGGTTGATTATTTCCGTTTGGTTGCGGTTGTGATTGTTGTGTCTGAGTAGCTTCGGCTTTTGCTTCGCCTTTAGAGAGCATTTGCATGTGATCTGCAAATATTTCAGTAGTGTAATGTTTCTGGCCATCCTTTTCCCATTGTCGGGTTTTCAGCTTGCCTTCAACATAAACAAGCATTCCTTTAGAAACCCATTTTTCAATGATCTCAGCGAGTTTTCCCCATGCGACAATGTTGTGCCATTCGG